CCACTCGGCGCGCGGCATGAAGCATCACCTCTCCCTGATGCACCCCGAAACCTCGAAGGAGCTCTCGATCAACGAGCGCGTCGGTGCGGCGATGGCCGACCTGGTGGAGAACAGCGTCAAGCGGAACGGCCTGTACGAGAGCGTCACCTCGACGCACGAGAAGACGGACCGCATTCTGAAGCGCGTGGGAGGCTGATGTGAAGAAAGCGCTCGGATACACCAAGGACGACGTCATTCTCAACGATCTGATGAAGGAACTCTTCTCGGGTAAGGAGCGGTTTTCCGAGCGCATGACTTTCCTCGACAACCAGAGGAAAAAGATCCTCGAAGAGGTCGTCGCTCAGAAGACCGCTATCTGGGATCGCGTCGAAGCGACCCTAAAAGTGCGAGGCGTACTACCGCCGGAATATAACCGGAAGTCGCACGCCCTGTGCTTTGACGAGGACCTGGGCGTCGTCTACATGACGGAAGCCAAGGAGGCCAACCTCAGCCTGATCGATGCCCTCGGGAAACTGTTCACGTGAGCGAGCCGAAGTGCCCCAACTGCCTGATCTACCTCCGGGTGGAAGGGGCGCTTCGGCAATGCTCGGAGTGCGGGTTCAACTACATCCCAAGCCGGCGGATGATGGACGACATCTACGCCTGGCTCTCAGTCGACCCGAGCACGGGGATGGAGGGGTTCATCGCTTCCCAGATGTCGAACGGTGTCGCGATGGTCCTGCTCCATTCTCAAGAAGAGGTAGCGATGCGGTTACGGCCCATGGCCGAGGCGGCTTGCCGCGTGAACGGATTCGGCGTAAGGCTGGCTCGCTACCGCAGAGACGGCGATGTCTTGGAAGTAAAACCGAGAGGCCAATAATTTTCGTATTTACTTTTATAAAGGCAAAAGTTAAACGCTAATTTACGGAGAGCGCAGCATGAGTAACTCACTGGATATTGACCCGAACGAACCTTTCCCGCAGACGGCCAAGACCGAAGAGGCCGCGCCGGAGCAGCCGAAGGTCGAGCAGCTCCCCCAGGTCATGGAGAAGCGCTCAGCTCAGGCGCTCAGGTCGGACGACCGCGGTATCCTCGTGGGCGGGTCTCTCGAAGAGCAATACCGCCTCGCGAAAGCTTACTGCGCTTCGGGCCTGATGCCGAAAGGGATGAACTCACCGGAGAGGGTACTCGTTGCGTTCCAGCTCTGCCGTGAGCTCAACCTCCCGTTCATGTCCTCGGTCGGCAAAATCATGGTCGTTAATGGGACGCCCGCGATCTGGGGCGACCTACCGCTGGCGCTGGCCTACCGCTCGAAACAGATGGAACAGTACCAGGAAGTTTTCGAGGAGAAGGACGGGAAGCCGTATGCCTCGACCTGTACCGTTAAGCGCAAGGGGATGGAGGTAATCGTTCGTCGTTTCACAGTCGACGATGCAAGGGCAGCCGGGCTCTTCCGGAACGACATCTGGGCGAAATATACTAAACGTATGCTCCAATGCAGAGCGCGCGCCTGGGCGCTGAAGGACGCGCTCGCCGACGTCTTGATGGGCGTGAGCATCCTGGAGTACGATCACAACGCCACGGTCGAAGACGGCCGGGTCGTTGGCGGCGGTAGCGATGCGGCCGACGCTCTAAATAAGGAATACTTCGATGAGGGTGAAGGATCCGCAGGCGCTGAAGGACGTCAGGGGACAGCCGTGCCTGGTTTGCCTGGCGCCGTCGGACCCGTGCCACATCAAGAGTCGGGGGGCGGGCGGTGATGACATCCCAGCAAACCTCCTCCCGCTGTGCCGCAAGCACCACTCGGAGCAGCACGCCCTCGGCTGGGCTCGATTCACCCGACGCAATCCCGTCGTCGCCTGGGCGCTCCTCGAACGCGGCTGGTCCGTCGAGTGGGTCCTCGGTCGGCAGAAGCTGGTCCGGGGAAGTGGGGATCGTGGGTAGGTGCGCGCAGATTTCGCGCCGGTTCCAGAGCCAGCTCTCGCGCGCGCAGCAGGATCTTGTGTTCCTGCACTACTCGCCGAACGAGATATCTTGGCTCACGAAGGCCTCGGACGCTGACCGGCGGCGCCGGCTGTTTGCTTTGCTGTACAACCAGAAGATCGCGGACGAGGTCGTGGAGAGGATCGATCAGATGATCAAGGCAGCTTAATTTTAGGTTTGGCCGGCCATGCCGTGTACTGGTGGACGCACCTATGGGACGTCTAGGCCTGCCAAAACCCAGGATAAAGGGACGGAGCTCGGTGACTCCAACCCAACCGCTTCGGGGCGCCCGTCACCGTTATATAGGGCGACTATCCTGGAATTTTTCAATACAAGAGGTAGAAAGTGAACCGCAACCGAATCCCGGACCATGACCTGAACCAGACCGCCGCAATATCGGCGCGCGACGAGTACCGATCTTGTATGCAAAAGTATACAGTCGTCGAGCTCTCGCTCGTGGTGAACTCCTACGCGGCCGGGTTCTACATGGGCGCCCGGCACGTCGAGGCCCGCAAGGGATTGCTGAGCGATCCGCAGGAGCTCAGTACCAAGCAGGTCGAGGACCTTGCTACCCAGGCGACGGATCAGTACGTGAAGCGCACCTTCCCGCGACTGGGCCAGGACGACGAGGCGCTGATTCGCGGAGCTATGCGCGCGGCCTTCTTCAAGGGCGTCAGGTATCGGGAGACCTATGCTGACCTCCCTTGAGCAACTCCGGTCCGTCCGGCCCTTCGTCGCCGCGCAACGGGTCTACCGGCCCAAGCCGTTCAATCGTCCGCAGGTGGCCAAGGGATTCATCCCCGTAGTGGCGACCGGCGGCGTGGGGGATCTAGTCATCAGCCTCGGGGTCTGTCAGGCGCTCTCGGAGCAATACCTGCCCGTTTATCTCTGGTGTACCTACCCGGAGGTAGCGCGTTTATTCCTACCACCGGATAGTAGCGTCATCGTCATGGAGACCCCGTTTCCGGGGTTCGACTACTGGATCAAGCTCAATTGCCTCGCCATTTTTGAGTTCGAGCGGAACTTCAAAGGGTTCAAGGACCCGGCGGTCGAGAAGATCCACTGGAAGTGGTCCGAGTTTTCCCGGTCCCGCGAATGGGGGCCCGTCATGCGATTCCACCCGGGGATCGACTACGAGGCCGCCAGGCTTTCCCAGGCGCTTGGATTTGCCCGCCACGAGCTTCCGTATGTGCTCCTAGGCATGACCCCCCAGCGCCTATGCCCAAAGGTCGTGGCAGGCCCCTACGACTGGGAGCCGTTCATCACCGTTCATGACGGATATGACACAACGCAGGAAGTACCCGTGCGAGCCACGAAAACCTGGAGCCTGCGACACTGGCGCGAGCTGATCTCGCTCCTGCGGGCGGAAATCCCTGGCCTGATGGTCGTCCAGCTTGGCGGTAAGACCTCCCGACCGATCCCGGGCGTAGACGTCGAGCTGATCAGCAAGGTCAGCCTGACCGAAGCACTCAAGATCCTCTCACGTAGTCAGCTCCACATCGACGGGGACTCCGGGCTCGTGCACGCCGCGCACGCTATGGGTGTCCGTTCAGTCGCTATGTTCGGGCCGACGCCGGCCGACTTCTTCGGGTATCCCGAGAACGTCAACCTCGGACCCGCCAGTTGCGGCGGTTGCTTCTGGCTCAAGGAGAACTGGCTGAACCAGTGCGCGCTGGAGTACGGCTCTCCGATTTGCATGGATTCTATCTACCCTACGCGGGTCGCGCGCGCGGCGCTGACGGTCCTGAAGCGGTACGCCGCATGAGGACCGCGCTCTACGCTCCTTCGTTCCTGGATGGCATCGACCCCTCGGGGGCGCAGCGGATCGACAGGACCCACCGTTACCTCAAGTACTACCGCGCGCTGAAGGACGAGCTCGGCTTCGACCGGATCTTCCTGGCGGATGACGGCTCGACTCCACACCTGACCGGTGCCCTCGGCGGGACGATCTTTGAAGAGGATTTGAGTATTGGCCAGCTCGGGCATCCCGACCTCTTTATTCTGACGCGTCGCCAGCACCTCGGCATCCCGCGGAACACGGACTGGGACTACCCCTGCTACTGGAAGAACCTCTACGAGACGCGGAAGGTCTTCGAGATCTTCGGGTACGACAAGGTGATCACGATCGACACGGACGGCTTCGTGCTCTCTCGGCGGCTGGCCGAGTACATACGCGAACTCCGTAGCGGGTGGACTGCGTTTCACGAGCGGAAGTGGAACTTCCCGACGGCGGAGCTCCACGTCCTATGCCGTGGAAACGGCTTCGAGCGCTTCGACCGATTCACGTATCCCCACTTCATGACCCATAACGGGCTGCTGATGGAGAAGACGATCCCATTTACCTACGTAGAGCCCCAGTTCAACTGCGGCCGGTACGGCGAGGACCGGCACCCTCAAACCGCGGAGATGGACTTCTACTCCCAGGCGCCCGCGGATATCGAGCTGCATTACGGAGGTCCCAAATGAGCCTTTCAGTCCAGACGCCCAACTGCAAGCTCGACTCCCTGACCTTCCCGCCGGAGGTCTCCGCCGAGATCACCGCGTTGCTCGAGGAGTTCGAGTTCGAGGAGGCGTTTCAGGAGTACGGCATCCCTTGCCGGCGCAAGATCCTGCTCCACGGCCCTTCGGGCTGTGGCAAGACCTCCATTGCCCACGCGCTCGCTGCGGCTTTGGAGATGAAGATTTGCGTCGTCGGTGGGGCGGAGCACTGGGAAAGCCCCGGCATGGGTCAGGCCGAAAACAAAGTCAAGGAGACGTTTATCTTTGCGGCCCAGAACCGGATCGTCGTCCTGATCGACGAATTCGACTCGCTGGCTGCCGCTCGTCATCAAGCCGAAACCGGTGCCGACAAGGCAAACAACCGCGTCGTGAACACATTCCTGATGGAGATGGAGCGCCAGCGCCCGCTAGGGATGGTTATCGCGGCTACGAACTTCCTGAGCCATATCGACAAAGCGATCCTACGCCGGTTCGACTTGATTCTCGAGATCCCAGAAATCAGCCACGAGGGCCTCAAGGAAGTCGCTCGCCGCGCACTGAACGGCCGTTTCGGTATCCAGCCGGAGGCCGTGCTCAAGGTGGCCACCACGCCCGCAGCGGTCGTCAAGGCAGCCCACGATATGGTACGCCGGAAGGTGATCGAGCTGGAACGGAAGAAGCGCGAGGATACGATGCCGCTCTTCGGCGAGCCCAAGGACAAGGCCCGACAAATCCGCGAGAAGTTAGAGGCAACCCCATGACCAAGGAGCAATTATGATCGAGACCGGTTTTTCAGACCATCTGCACCCGACCGAGCTGTTCAAGCCCGGCGAAGCGGTCGAGATCCACCTGCCCGCTTGGCTTCGGTTCAAGAACTGGATCAGACGGTACCCCTACCAGGCGCCCAAGAAGGCGATGATCATCAACTATCGGTCCGATATGGACGCCTGGGACGTCGAAAGCGACGACGGCCTTAGGTACTGCGTCGACCGGAGTTACGTCAGGAAGGCGAAGGCATGACTAGCGTGATCTGGCGAAGCGCATTAGACTCTTCCGTGAGTTCCACGGAGGGGCGGTATGAGACAGGATTCTTGGTTCGAGCGGTTCGCGCCTATCGTTGGGTTAGCGCTGCTCTTCATCGGGCTCGGATTGATGACGGTCATGTCCTGCATGGACGGCGACTTCTCGCCGCTTCCGGCTCCTTCGATCGTTGCGCGCTGGCCGATGTAAGGGGGCGCCTATGAAGGCGCTTAAGCTGACGGCTAATTGGTTGTTTATCCTCACCGCCTGCGTCTGGACGGGCCCCGTCTTCTGGTGGTTCCTCTATCGAGACCGCAAGGACGCGGGCGTTAAGCAGACTTTCGCCGGGGAAGACTGGTTCTGGAAGGTAATGGCGTGATCGCGCTCATCGCGGCAATGACCGCTGCTCAGCTGGATCACCGGGCCATCAACCTGGCCAAGGCCCTACCGCCGCCGGGCCCCTGGACTTGCGAGCTCATGGAGCAAAGGAGCTACTGCTGCCAGGCGCCTGCGCAGCTCATTCGGCTTGGTCATGCCGGGTACGTCTGCGCTACCCAGAAAAACGGATGGATGACAGGCGAACAGCCCAAGGTTTTCGAGCGGTTCAAGGGGGATGATCAATGAGTTACGCCAAGGAAACGCGAGTCCCGATCGATCGGACCCAAGGGGAAATCCGTAAAACGCTGGAGAAGTACGACGCGCGGGGGTTCGCCTTCGCGGAGCAGCCGGACCGGGCGTTCATCATGTTCCAGATGCAGCAGCGGATGGTGAAGTTTATCCTCCCGATGCCGAAGCGACCCGACTCTGGTGCGACCGAGGCCTCGCGCAAAACCTATCAGCAGCTCTCTCGTTCCCGGTGGCGCGCCGTCTTGCTGGCGATCAAGGCAAAGCTCGAAGCTGTCGAGGTCGGGATCGCCTCTTTCGAGGAAGAGTTCATGGCCCAGATCGTTTTGCCGAACGGAAAGACAGTCGGCGAGGTTATGACCCCGCAGATCACTGAGGCGTACGGTAAAGGGAAGATGCCGCCGCTGCTGGGGTACGGGAACCATGTATAAAACTGAGCTCAAGCCTGGCTGGATCGTCCAGCTTCACCCGGAGATAACGAAGAACCCGATGTTCCGCGGCTGCTTTATGGTCGTCGATGAGCCGAAGCCTTGGGGCGCGCAGGGATACGTCCAGGCCCTCGGAGAGAAGGGTGAATCGGGCGGCCAGGCGTACTACCGTGCTACCTGGGCAGAGATGGAACCGACGGGCGGAATAGCGCCCTGGACGATTGGAGATCCGAGCAATGGCTAAAATGGGCGAATCCGTTTCACATCCGTCTCATTATAATTCCGGGAAGATCGAGGTCATCGAGGCGATTGAAGATTGGGGGCTCAACTTCCACCGCGGCAACACCGTCAAGTACGTCGCGCGCGCGGGCAAGAAGGATCCCACGAAGGAGATCGAGGACCTTGAGAAGGGCGCCTGGTACCTCGCGCGCGAGATCGAGCGCCTCAAGGCGCGGCGGGATAAGCGCATCGTAGTCCGCCCGAACGATATGAACCCGCGCCCCGGGGCGCAGAGGAGGAAGAAATGAACAAGTACGCAGCATACGTCATCGATGAGTGGGTCTTCGACGTCCACGCAGACACCGAGACCGAAGCCCTGGACGCTGCTAAGCGCCGGGACGTGCGGGTCAGCCACGTCGAACTGGTCTCCGAGACCGGTGGAAGGGGCGCGGCATAGCAGATTCTTCTCCCGGACCTGGGGCCCCGACTGCCCCAGTTGAGAACGCGGCAGGATGTCCGGTGGACAACGCCGCCCCGAGCGTACAGGTGAAATACGGGCCTACCGATGGCCCAAAAGAACGCAAGCCCGGATATAGGTGGCAGGTTTATGAACTCTTTCTCTACGAAAGATGGAGTTTAACCCGCGAAGGTGGATCTCGCGATACGCGTAGGTGGGGCCTGCCACTTTAATTTTAAACGGAGATAGATGAATGATCGAGAGCTGTAACCATACATCGCGCCGGGCCCTATGCCGGAACTGCTACGCGGCGAACCAGGTCGAGCGGGTAGCGGCGCTTGAGGCCCAAGTAGAAGCTTTGACAGCAGCTCACAAATCAGCTATGCGGTGCAACGTCGAGATCCTGGATAACGAAGTAAAACCCTTGCGCGCCCAGCTCGCCGAGGCGCAGCGAACCGCTGAGAGTCATAAAAAAGCTTGGGTGGAACGTGTGGATATGTGCATTGAGCGGGATACCCAACTCCAATCCCAAGCCGCGCAGCTCGCGGGGATGCGGGAAGCGCTGAAATATCTACACGACAACGGTCATTGGTGCCGTATCCAAGAAATTACGGGTAAGGTCCTCTCCACCCCCGCCAGCGACTACGAGAAGCGCGCGCAGGGGTTGGTGGAGGCTACTCGACAATTACTCGCCTCATGGCCAGAACACTCTCCTGGGGAATGGAGCTGGAAAATGCGTTCGCCAGATCCTGCTGACGATAAGCTTGCTCGTGCCCTCGCCGCCTGGGAGGGCACGTCGTGAGCACCCTAGCAACCGTTGTTTTTCTGAGCAGCCTGCAAATTATGCGTTCAAAAGAGACGGTCACCCTCTACCCGGGGCAGCAAATCGTTTGCCTCAAGTGGCATCCGCCTATACGGATGAGCGGTGATAATACGGGCGTGTTCAACTGCCTTATTGGCATGGGTGAGCCGGTCTCCGGCACCAATGAAACCGGGCACGCACCCATCAGGCACGTGCCCCGGCAAACTAAGTAACGTCGTTAAAATCGGAGAGCTGATCATGCAAATTCTGCAAAGACTGAGTGGCCGCCTGGACCTGCGCGAGAGCGGCCGTTACCGCCGCCGCAACGGACGCGTCGCCCTTCGAGGGGAAGGACGAAAGCGAGGCCACGCACGCGCTCATCTGCGCAACAAGACCACCGAGATCGGTAACGAGGGCATTCTGATTGGGGTTTCCCATGGGTTTCTCCTTGAACTTTTATTCTAACCGATAAGGAACTGAAATGACCACGCTTGCAGATAAGATTCACAAACGTGAAGGGAGTGCACTTATGAGGAAAACCATTTGCGATAACTGCGGCGACGAGATGGGCGGCCCCAATTACCACTACTCGGGAAGCCTCGTTATTCAGCCGGGCAACGTTTTGCTGGAGCTGAGTCTCTCCGCGAAGCCAGCGGGTGCAGACAAGGACGTGTGCGGGCGCTGCTGTCGCGAGGCCTTGGAGCTAGTTTACGCCAAAACCGAGCGCCATTCGGCGCAGTCCGTGAAGGAGTCCACTTCGAAATGAGGCCACGGGCGCTTGACCTATTCTGCGGAGCGGGCGGGGCCAGCATGGGGCTGTTCCTGGCGGGCTTCCATGTCACCGGAGTCGATATCAGGCCACAGCCGCGGTATCCGTTTAACTTCGTTCAGGCGGACGCGATTGAGGTTGATCTAGCGGGGTATGACTTCGTTTGGGCGAGCCCGCCTTGCCAGGCTCATACCTCGCTCAAGTCCATGCACAACGCCAAGCCGCACCTAGACCTGATACCGGCCACGCGTGAGCGCCTCAAGGCGTCCGGCATCCCTTACGTCATCGAGAACGTGCCCGGAGCTCCGCTTATCAACCCGTTCCTTCTTTGCGGGACCATGTTCAAATTAGTCTGTAGCGGAGCTGAGTTGCGCCGACACCGAATCTTTGAAGCTAGCTTCCCGGTCCAGGCGCAGAAGTGCCAGCACGGTATGTATCCTGCCACGATTGGGATCCATGGCGAGGGGTGCCGGGACAGTCGCCGCAAGTTCGACAAAACCATTCCAGAATTTACAGTAAAACACGGGCGAGAAGCGATGGGGATTGATTGGATGTCTTTGGCAGAGCTCTGCCAGGCTATCCCGCCAGCCTACTCCCGCTACATCGCACAACAGTCCAGTTAGTCATATGAAACAAAAACACACCTACCGATGCAAGCAATGCGGCCTTACTGTGAATGGAGAATCCGAAGGCATGGACAACGAGAAGTCTACTGGGTTTAACCACTCCATGGAATGGATAGTGGCAGCGCCGTCCAGCAAGGAGTCCGCTAAATGAGCGCCGCTGGGGATCACCTTAGGGAAAACAATCGCTTAAATGCGGAAATTGAAAGGCTTACCAAAGGAATGAAGATCTTGAATCAAGCCTTACGCGAATCACAGGATCGGGAAGTCAAGCTGCGGGAATTGCTAACCGGGGCACGGTGCAAGCTGAAAATGCCAACCTGTGAAGACGCCACCGAGAAGGAGAAGCCGTGAGCGACTGGGCGGATGAGAAGACGAAAGCGATATTCATGGAGGCAACTTGCGCCGTTGGAATGGTCGCACCGATCGCCCAAGCCCTCCGCGAGGCGCGTGCCGAGGGGTACGAGTCTGGACGGTTGGATGAACGAAAAAAATGGAATGCCGAATGCGCACGGGCAATCAATTCGAGACAGTCCGGAGAGGACTCGAATGGAAAACAATAAGTTGCGCGATGCCCTTGAGCACCTAAGGGTCGCGAAAGAAGAGAGCCATCAGGTCATGGTCGCTCTGAAGCCGTGGATTGATGGAAACCCCGACCGCTCCCATCTCGACCTGGCGCACTTCAGCGCATGCGCGTTTCGGGCCTGGGGCGCGATCATTCACGTGGAAGCATTAGTGAAGGCCGAGATGGATCCTTCCTACGACTGGACCAAGGCGAAGCACCTTGATGGATGCGACTTCCCGAAGGGGTGCGCTCTGGGGTGCAATGTCGGCAAAGCGGCGTCCGGAGAGGTACCCACCGATGGATAAGCTGAAAGAACTGAGCGACGCGTGGACTGCGGCGGCTCGTATACTTGTGCTCGCGCGGCAGAGATGCCACGAGGCGGACGCGGCTCGGGAAGTAGCGATAGAAGTCCATCGCAAGGCGAAGCAGGCCTACATCGATGCACACGATGCGATGGATACCGAGGAGGAAGGGAAAGTATGAAGCAACCATTGTGTAATATTTGCGGCGAGCCGATGCCAGAGGGTGAAGAGATGTTTTTCTACCACGGTTACTCCGGCCCATGTCCTAAGCCGCCAAAGCCCGAAGAGCCCAAGCATTTTCACGGCGAGTGCAGCGACTGTAAGGGACATCCAGTGGCTACCGAGGAGGAGTCCACCAAATGAAGGTATGGGTTGTCGAGGTTGGGCACGTTCATCGCGGCGGGAGTATCCATTGGGAGTTTGAATCCGTCGCACCGTCTAGACAGAAGGCTATAAAAATCCTGCATCGGCTTCATCCGGAACACCCGAACGCAAGGGCCGCCGAATACGATATGAGCACCGGAAGGTGGGTCGGATATTCAGTCTTTGCCGCCCACGTGGTGGGTACCGAAAAGGAATCCACTTCCAAATGACCATCACCGTATTTCAGTGCGGCACTAAACCAAAGGACCACAAGTGTGACAACGACGGCCCAGAAATGTGCGGTGGCGAGAATCCCGATACAGGGGCGTGCTGGGCGGCACCCGCGACGCCGGAGAACCGCAAGCGGGCATCATGGGGTAGCGTGAGCTGCTCAGTGTGCGGCATGACCGCGATGGAGCGGGACATGTGGCGAGACGAAGGATTGGAGACGTGAAATGACCATCGAGTTAGGCGCGAACATCTTTCAGCTCAAGCGAAAGCCTTGCCAGTCCGGAACGACGGGCTACAAGTATGAACACGGCCCGTTCCTCGTCGATGAGGAGCTGGCCACGGTCGAATGCGGCACTTGCAAAGAGAAGTTGAACCCGATCCACGTGCTCGTCGCCTATGCCCGCCAAGAATCGCGGATAGGGTATCGGTTCGAGGAAGCAAAGCTTGCGGTTCAAAAGGCGCAATTCAAAGCTCAGAGACAGAACCGTGTACGCTGCGAGCACTGCGAGAAGCTGACCAGAATTATAAAGGCGGGGTCCTGACACTCGTATGCTGAAACGATGCGACTGGCACCCAAAGAAGGAACGCGGCTATATCGCCTGGCACCACTGGGCCGAGGAGCAGGACCGAAAGGGTATCAAGCAGATCCAGTGCAAGGGATGCCAGCATTGGTTTTTTCCATCGGAGTTCGGTACACCAGTTTCCCAAGAGGGAGTGAAAGATGGCCGTAAAGTTTGATCTCAGATTTGAAGTCGTATGCGCCCGGTGCGGGCAAAGACCGCGGGTCGCGGTAGTGATGAATGACTATCGCGAATGCGGCTGCCCGTACTACATGGTGCCTGACTTCAAGCTCGTGCAGGTGAAGGATAAAATATGACGGAACCAAAGATTGAAGTTGACCAGATCCTTGCTCGGTACCGACAAAACGCTGAAGGCTACCATGTCTATGACGCCAACGACGGCCTCGGCTTCTGTCTGCGTAATCCGCGCGGGTTCGCACTTTCTACCTATGAAGTGCAAATCTGGGCAATCGGAGCCTTGGACTGCCTGAACGACATCCCCAAGGCGGTCGCGCTCGCCCACGGATACCGCGACTGCTACGTAAACGAGGCGGCGCGCTCGGGCTCGTTGGTTATTTCGAGGGACTGCTTCGAAGCGCAGGTTGCTTTGGCTGAACAAGCACTTACGAAGATTCAACAGCGCGGGTGTACTAACTACGCCACGACCGGGAATGTATTCAACGAGCAAGGTACCATCGCCCAAGGCGCCCTCGATGCGTTGAACGACGGCACCAAGAGCCAGAAGGACTGGGCGGCGCTCAAGCCGCGGCCGCTTAAAAGACCGAAGCAAAATAAGCAGAGCACTTAAGGCCCTCTTGCCGCGGCCTCAAATCGGTCCGACGCTTGGGGATGCTCCAGAGCCATGAACTCAAAGCCGCCTACATCCGGTACCGGCATGGGTTGATCGCCCGCATCCAGGTTTCGGTCGGGAGCGCCCAGGTCGCAGAGGAGCTCCTCCAGGACACGTTCCTCAAGGCCTACCGAGCCCGGGACCAGTACGACCCCCGCTACGCCGTCACCACCTGGCTCTGGAACATCGCGCGGAACACGATAATCGATTATTTTCGTCGGGCGGGCACCTTTCGTGACGCCCCGCTCTTGGAAGAACCCGTATCCCCCCTTCCCGGGCCCGAGGATCGACTTCTGGGCAGGGAGGCGGCCCGAGCCCTCTTCGGGCGCCGGAATGAGCTTACGCACCCCCAGCGGCGCGTCCTATGGCTCAGGCTCGCGCGGGGCTACACGTTCGAGGAGATCGCGGCCCGTATGGACATGACGCTTCCGGCCGTCAAGAACCTGCGGCTCCGGGCGCTAGCTACCCTGCTGAAGAATCGCCCGGCTTGCCGCACGCCGCGGCGCACCCCAGAATAGGACATGGCGGGCGTCCAGAGGGCTACGGTGTGCTTCGGGCCACGGACCAATAGCGCAGCGCACGCGGCCCGCCGCCTTCACTTTGAGAGTGGTCAAGCCGTCGGGCACCTGTAGTATCCTAGGAATATGGCTACCCCCCGCAAGCCCAAGGCCGAGCCCCGTGCCGTCGGCGCACCGGTCACCAAGCACTTCAAACCCGAATACTGCCAGATGCTCGTGGATCACATGCGCCAGGGCTACGGGTTCCAGGCCTTCGGCGCCATAGCCGACTGCTCCTACGACACCCTGCGTAAATGGGAGGCGCAGTACGTCGAGTTCGCCCAAGCCAGAAAGCAGGGCGAGTCCTACCTCCACCGCTTCTACACGGACATGGGCCGGCTCATCGCCACGGGGCAGCTCAGGCGCGTGACGTCCGAGACGCCGATCATGGGCCACGATGGCAAGCCCGCGCTCGACCCAACAACGGGCCAGGTCCTGATGAAGCGCGAATACGAGCCCACGCAGGGGAACGCGACGGCCTGGATCTTCTTGACCAAGAATCTGCTTGGCTGGCGCAACGAGAACCACCTGGCCATCACTCAGGAGCCCGCAGCCCAGCGGTCGCGCGCGGCGGACCTAACTCCCGATGAGCGAATGAAAGAAGTCGGAGAGATGATGACCTTCCTCAAGGAAGTAAACGCCGACCTAGCGCAGCCGGTCATCGATGTGACGCCGGGCAAGGAGATCGCGTGAAGAAACCGAACCTCGTGGGCCGAATCGCACAAGCATGGCAGCTCGGCCTCAAGCCCAGGACGCCGGACCAAACCGCGACGATCGGGGCTTGGCTCGTCCAGGGCCCGTTCCACCCGTTCTGGGATCGCTGGGGTATCATCATGATCCACCTGCGGGACATCCCGGACGTGAGGCCGCCTAACAAGCAATTCAAGGGCGCAACGCACGAGTTCATCATCATGTCGGTCGACCCGGAAATGCCGCGCGAGATCAACATCGAAGACCCGCAGTTCTCGTTCGTCAACAAGGCGGGCAAGCGACAGACCGCATGGCTCTCGCCGCCTGACGTGGTCTGCCAGGTCAAGCTCCCGAGCGACGCCGAGGCGCTGCGGATCCTTCGGACCGCGGTCGATCGCATCATCCTGAACGGCTGGTCACCCGACTCCGATTTCCGCCGGGACTGGCAAGAGCAGATTAAGGCCCTTGCGCTTGCGGCGGCCAACACTAAGAATCACTGAAACAGGAGCGCGCATGACCGAAGAAAACAAATGCCTGACCGACGGTAGCCCGGTGACGTCCGACCATCGGATGATCGACCCAGTGACAGGGCAGCAAAAAGCCTACGTAGTGCTCACGCCAGAGGAGCGCGCCAAGGGGTTCGTTCGGCCGGTACGGCAATCCTACACGCACGTCACCTGCGGAGTGGTGACCAAGATGAGTCAGGCGATAGCCGAGACCTATGCGCGGAACCCGAGCTTCTACAGCGGCACCTTCTGCGTCGGGTGCAAGGCGCACTTCCCTCTGGCCCAGTTCTTCTGGAAGGACACGAGTGAAACCGTAGGTTCATGAACGCCGAGAAGTCCCTGCTTTGGCATGATATGGCGACCAACGATCTGCGCCAACACGCGCGCAGTTCCATGCTCGCCTTCACGAAGCACATGAACCCGGACTTCCGCATCAACTGGCACCATCGGGTGATCTGCTCGCACCTCGACCGGTTCATATCGGGAGAGATCAACCGTCTCGCGATCTTCATTCAGCCGCAGATCGGTAAGTCGGAACTCGTCTCTCGGCACCTGCCGGCCATGATCTTCGGCAAGGATCCGGACCATCGACTGATCGCTTCATCGTACGGCGATGCGTTCGCCTCCGAGTTCAACCTCGACGTTCAAAGGATCATGGAGAGCGAGAAGTACCAGGCGCTGTTTCCAGAAAGCCGACTGATGGGTCCAGGAGTCCGCGGCAACTGGGTCCGCAACTCCTCCCACTTCGAGATCGTCGAACGTAAGGGCGAGTACCACTCGGTCGGCGTGGGCGGTTCGCTCACCGGGCGCACGGGCTACACGCTCCTGATCGACGACCCCGTGAAGAACGCCGAGGACGCGCGCTCTCTGGCCTTCCGTGAGAAGCAGTGGCGCTGGTTCAAGACGACGGCCCGTACGCGCTTACGGCGCGACCGCTTCGGTAACGCCCCTCGGATCCTGCTGACCATGACCCGTTGGCACCACGACGACCTCGCCGCGAGAATCCTGGCCGAGATGAAGGCTAACCCGAATCTCCCGCAGTGGACGGTGCTCAGCTTCCCCGCGCTCCGCGAGGACCTGGAGAACCCGCTCGACCCGCGCCGCCTCGACGAGCCGCTATGGCCGGAGATGGTCTCGCGTTCCGACTGCGATGAGCTCATGGCGGACGCGAAGACCTGGAACTCGCTCTACATGCAGCGGCCGGCGCCCGAGAAGGGTACGATCTTCCAGCGTGACTGGTGGCAATATTACACGGTCCTTCCTTCCGACCTTGAAAAAACTATCCAGTCCTGGGACTTGACCTTTACCGAAGGTCCAAGCACCGACTGGGTCGTCGGCCAGATCTGGGGCCGCAAGGGCGCGAACAAGTACCTGATCGACCAGTTCCGCGCGCGCGTGGGCTTCAATGGACAGGTTATGGCCGTACAGGCGATGTCCGCCAAGCACCCGAGCGCAACGAGTAAGTATATCGAGAAGGCAGCCAACGGGCACGCCGTCCACGAGACGCTCAAGAACAAGATCAGCGGCATCATCCTCGTCCCGCCCAAGGGCTCAAAGGTCGTCCGCGCGGAGGCCATCTCCGGCCAGGTGCAGGCGGGTAACGTCTTCCTACCCGATCCCTCGATCGCCCCCTGGATCGGAGACTTCGTCGAGGAGCACGCCCACTTCCCGGACGGCAAGCACGACGACCAGGTCGACGCCTGCTCGATGGCGCTCTCGCTCCTGGACAACGGGCGCATGTTCGACGTGGCCCCGGTATCCATGACCGGCCTCTCGAAGTGGAATAAGTATTGAGCCTCGGGCCCGGTCGTGCTCTGATAGGAAAAAATCAACCTAGGAGCCGAGATGAGCCTTCAACCTTCTGCCTTGAACGCTGAGCCGCACACCAAAACCTATGACTCGATCTTCCCGGGGACGGCCCAGAAGGTCGTGCTCAGCACGTCATCGGCCCAGAGCGCGGCGCTCGGCGCGGCGACCTCGATCGTCATCGTCTGCGCAGACGTGGACTGCTGGATCCTGACCGGCGCCAACCCGACGGCCTTGCTCACGAGCACGTACTGCCCCGCTAAGGTCCCGCAGCGCTTCGGCGTGGCTCCTGGATCGAAGATCGCCGGTATCGCGGGCGGCGCGGGGAACCTCTACATCACCGAAGGTGCGTAATGAAGGTCAACTCGGACATCAAGTGCCCGGGATGCGGGTTCGCCTCTAAGTTCGAGTTCAAGCGGCCTTCCGTAGTCCAGCCGACCCTGTTCAGCGCTCAGTGCGACGCATGTAAGAGCGATCTCTTGGTCAAGGCCACGCGGCCGCAATCGTCCAAGCATCCCGGTAAAGAGAACCAGTGCTTCATCCAAATCAAGATAACGCGCCCTTCGGCCGTACTGATCGCGATGATGAACGAGGAAGCAAACCTGAAGCCCAGCCTGGAGGTTGAATGAGCAGTCCAGCTTACGAAATGTGGTACGAGCAGTTCGCCCCGGTCCTGCGCGGGACACGCCGCTGGGACGGGTTTGAGTTCATGGCCCAACGCCTGCTCCGGCTGGATAAGCCGAAGGTGAAGATCCTCGAGACCGGATGCGTCCGGGCCGAGAACGACTGGGAAGGCGCCGGGATGTCCACGATGC